TAGCACGTTTCCCTGTAGTAGATAGGTTAGATACAGTACGTTTCGACTGTCTTATCAATATGTGCTTTAACCTTGGTATTACACGCTTAGCTAAATTCAAGAAGATGTGGGCAGCTATTGAGAACAATGAGTATAGGCGTGCAAGTGAAGAGATGCTTGACAGTAAATGGGCTAAGCAAGTGGGACTACGAGCAGAGGAACTAGCCTACCAAATGCTAACAGGAAAATACTATGACTGAACAACCACAATACACAGGTGCTCAATACGAGCAAGCATTCTATAAACAACCGAACGAGTCTTTGTTTGATTACATGCAGAGGCTTGCACAGCTACGCTCTACAGGGATTTTAGGTGGAGGTGGTATGCTAGATGCTACTGCTCCTAACGTAGCTCAGAACGCTTCTCCTGCGGTCTCAGCAGTACCTTTAGGTGAAGTACGTCTCAACCCTTCTGTTAGTGACAGTAGTGAGAATCAACTAAACAATCGTCCTGCTTCTAAGCAAGAGCAATACAACTCTATGCGTATGCTCATGGACAACCCCATTATACCTGCTGTCATGCGTCAAGCTATTCCAATGGGACTAGGTAACTTATTCCTACGTGATAGTCAGATTGAAGCTAATGTCCGTAATGCACAGAATGAAGCAACAGGACATCAAGGATTCTTTGATTACTTGTTTGGTCGTGAAGGTGATCAGGTGCTTGGTGAACGTGGTGCAAGTGGTAGTCTTGTTACTGGTAAAGCATCTGACATGCCGTACAGTGCTACTAATCCATACAGTGACGGTGGTTACTTTGATCAGCTTATGAACGAAGCACGACAGAACATCATGGGCGGAGCTACTGCATACCCTGCTGATCCTGCTTACCCTAACTTTAATAAGCAAACCATGGCACGACAAGTACAGATGATTGAAGCTGCTCAGCGTGAAGCAGAACTAGCTGCTGCTATTGCTGCAGAAGAACGTGCTATGACTAGAAACTATGGTACAGATTCTTACAGCAGTGGTGGTGACGCAAGCAGTGCATCACGACAGTCCTCAAAGCTAGATGCAGGTACTGGTTCAGGTATTGGTTCAGGTGGTGGTAATGCATCACGTGGATTTAGTACTGGTGGCTGGTAAAAAAGTGTTGACAAATGCATAAAAATATGCTACCCTCTTTTATATAATATGGTGCACAGATAATGACTTATCTTCAAATGGTTAACAACGTACTGAAACGTCTTAGAGAGCGTGAAGTATCAACCATCAATGAATCCTCATACTCTAAACTCATAGCACTCCTCGTTAATGATGCTGTACAAGAAGTCGAACAAGCATGGGATTGGAGTGCATTACGTACAACATTAAGTGCAACGACTACAGCAGATATTTTTAGTTATGAACTGAATGGTTCACAGAATAACTTTAAAGTTCTGGATGTCGTGAATGACTCTGAAGATGTCTTCATGAAATATGCTGAAGCACATTGGATGAACAATGCATTCTTAAACTCGACACCTCAGACAGGTGCTCCATACTACTACAGCTTTAATGGGATATCAGTAGACGGAGATACTCAAGTAGATTTATATCCTATTCCTGATGGTGAATACACTATTCGTTTTAATGTCATTCAACGTAGTGATGACTTATCTGCAGATAGTGACGTAGTACTAATCCCTACTAAACCAGTACTTCAACTTGCTTATGCTAAAGCTATTGAAGAGCGTGGTGAAGATGGAGGTGTCATGTCTTCTTCAGCATATGCTACAGCAGAACGTGCATTGAATGATGCTATATCCTTTGACGCAGCTAAGCATCCTGAAGAACTAATCTGGAAGACAGTGTAATGGCTAAAGAACTACAGAGTGCAAGTATAGCAGCCCCTGGGTTTTATGGACTCAACACTCAAGAGAGTTCTATTACCCTTGCTGCAGGCTTTGCACTTCAAGCAGACAACTGTGTCATTGATAAGTTTGGTAGGCTTGGTGCACGTAAAGGTTATCAATATCTAACGGATGATGTTGGTAGTAATCTAGGTGGTGCACATCGTTTCCTAGACATCAATGGTACAGAATACTTTGGTTGTTGGAATCATCAGAACTTCTACATCTATGATGGTGGTTCTTCGTTTATTCCTGTTACTTATGTTGGTAGTAATGTTATTACTGACAGTAACTGGCAAGCAGCTACATTGAATGATGCAGCATACTTATTTCAACGTGAGTATGAGCCTATTTATTTCTCACCTACTACTGGTCAGATTGATGATGTAGTTAATGTAGGTCACGGTACTGTTCCTAAAGCTAACACTGTACTCAGTGCATACGGTAGGTTATGGATAGCAGACACTGCAGATAACAAGACAACTGTATGGTGGTCTGATCTACTTGATGGTGCTAACTTCCAATCAGGTACTGCAGGTAGTATTGATCTGTCTTCTGTCTTGGTTAATGGTAATGATGAGATTGTTGCATTAGGTGCACAGAATGGTCGCTTGATTATCTTCTGTCGTAACAACATCATCATCTACGGGGATAACTCTGGTCAATCGCTAGACCCTGTACAGATGACATTGGTTGAAGTTATTGCTGGTGTAGGCTGTACTGCACGAGACAGTGTACAGAATACTGGTCAGGATATTCTATTCCTATCTGATGATGGCTTGCGTAGTCTTGGTCGTATCATTCAAGAGAAGTCTCAGCCAATGCGTGACATCTCTAAGAACATACGTGATGAGTTAGTACGTACAGTGCAGCAACACGATAGATCAACTATTAAGTCTGTGTACTCAGCAGACAATGCATTCTACTTGTTGCTTTTACCAGAATATCAACGTATCTATTGCTTTGATATGAGAGCACCTCTGCAGGATGGTAGTGCACGTGTAACTATTTGGGATAACATACCGCACACTAATATGCTTAGTAGTCCTGATGAATTGTACTTCACAGGTATTGATGGTCTTGCTCGTTACTTTGGTTATACAGATGACGGTAGTTCATACGTCATGAAGTACTACACTAACTACTTTGACTTTGATAATGCAACAGCATTGAAGTTCTTGAAACGTCTATCTGTTACATTGATTGGAGGTAGTGGTCAGGACTTTATACTTAAAGTAGGTTATGACTACAGTGATAGTTATCGTTCATTCCCTGTATCCATCTCTTCACAGACAAATGCTGAGTACGGAGTAGCTGAGTATAATGAGGATGCAGAGTATACAGTAGGAACTCTATCAGACACAGTACGTGCTCCCGTAGGCGGACAAGGTAACGTATTACAAGTAGGTTTTGAAGCTACTATTAACAGCGTGGAACTATCCATGCAAAAACTAGACATATACGTTAAAACAGGAAGAGTATACTAATGGCTAACTATACAAAGCTAACTGACTTTGCTGCTAAAGATGCATTGCCTAAAGGTAACGCTGCAAAGATCGTTAAAGGCACAGAGATTGATGATGAGTTTGCTGCAATAGAAACAGCAATAGCATCTAAACCAAATACAAACGATGTGGATGCACAGATTGCTGCAGTTATTACAGCTACAAAAGAATCTTTGTATCCTGTTGGATCAGTTTACACTAACGCTAGTTCTTCTACAAACCCTAATAGTCTTCTAGGTTTTGGTACGTGGGTACGCTTTGGTGAAGGTAAGGTGCTGGTATCTCAGGATAGTTCAGACACAGCTTTCGATACTCTGGGTGAGACTGGCGGTAGCAAAGATGCTGTTGTAGTAAGTCACAGTCACACAGGCTCTGCTGCAAGCGCAGGATCACACGCGCATAATATGCTTGTTGGCCCGAGTTCTTCTGCATCTTCTGGCATATACGGTGGTTATCCGCAAACATCTACCGATGGTGGATCAGCTAACCGCAGCGGTATTGTGCAGTCTGCAGGGGCGCATACTCACTCCGTTACAGTTAATAGTTCAGGTGAGTCTGGTACTAACAAGAACTTGCAGCCGTACATTGTTGTGTACATGTGGCAGCGTACAGCTTAATAGAGGAATAAATTATGTGGGAAGCTATAGGTAATTTTGCTAAAGACAACGCTACTGAGTTGTTCAGTACTGGTCTTGGTTTGTTGGGTAGTAGTGCAGCACGAGATGCAGCTAAGGATTCGGCAGCAGCACAGATAGAAGCTGCTAAAATTGCAGCGGATGCAGCAGCGTTTAAACCATACAGTGTAACGACAGGGTTTGGTCAATCATACTTTGATCCTGAGAAGCAGACAGCAGGTTATACACTCGACCCTGCACTTGAAGCATGGCGTGATCAGTACATGTCTATGGGTGCTCAGGCACTGCCTCAGTCTATGGACACTACAGCTAATGCACAGCAGTATTATAATGAACTGCAGTCAATGATGCAGCCTGCTCGTCAACAAGAAAACCTAGCTATGCAGCAGGACTTGTTTGGCGGTGGTCGTCTAGGTATGCGTCTTGCTGGTGAAGCTGCTGGTGCAGGTGCTGGTGGTATGTATCAACCTGATGTACTGGGATTGAATAAGTCTCGTGCATTGGCAGATCAGGCACTGGCACAACAATCACGTACACAAGCACAGACAGAACTTGATCAGGCTATTGCTCGTGGTACTGGTTTGTTCCAGACTGGTGTTGGTGTTGAACAGCTTGGTCTTACTCCGCTTGAACTAGGTGGTACATTCGGTGGCTACGGTAGCTCTGCTGGTGCTAACCAAGCTACTGCTTTGATGGCTGGTGGTCTTGGTGCTGCAAAGGCTAACTTTGCTGCTGGTATGAACACAGCTAATATGTTTGGTAGCCTTGGTGCTAACCTGATCAAGTACAACAAGTAAGGAGTTGATGATGGACGGAATGTTTACAACACCAGAACAGATTCGTGCACAACGTGCAGATGACATCCTCAAGCAGTATGAGAACACAGCTATGATGGGTGGTTCAATGGATCAGCTTCTTGGTCAAGTTGCTGCAGCAGGTAGTAATGTTGGTAGCTTGATGGCTGAGTCTGGTGCACGTATGTTTGGTTTGCAGACAGCAGAGGAAGCTAATGCAGCTAAGATACAAGAAGCAGCTAAAGCAATAGACTGGAACAACCCTGAAGACTTGAATCAGATGGCTAAATATCTTAATGATGTTGGCATGACAGAACAGGCTATCAAAGTACTAGAAAAACGTCAGGGTTTGCTTGATCGTGAAGTAGTTGCTGAAGATCGTTCTCGTGATGAAGAAGATCGTCAGCGTAGAATTGCTCAGGGTAAACTACGTGCACGTACTGAGACTGTTATGGTTCCTCGTGTATACCAAGGAGAAGTTGTACTAGATCCATTAGGTAATCCTGTCATGGAACCTAAGACTGTACAGTATGATGAAGAATGGAACGAGAAAGAAAAACGGTGGGTACGTGTAAAAAAGCCTGAAGCTAGTTCGGTTGGTACATCATCAGGGTTTGTAACATCTGATAGTGGTGCTGCTCGTGTTCCTCAAGGCACAACAGTAGTGCCTCCTAAAGGTAAATACCAAACTGCTCAAGAAGCAACAGACGCTGAAAAAGATCCTTGGTCAGAATTTAGCCGTTACTAATCGGAGATTATAATGGGATACGTTCGTATTGAACATCCTTTGTTCCCTGAGGGAGTAGAAGTACGTGAAGAACTTCTCAAGCCAGAGAACAAAGCACAGCTTAATCAAGAGTTAATTAACTTAGGCGGTAAGGTTTTACCTGAAGATGAAGAAGGTGGATATACTAAAGATTTTATTCAAGGTATAACTTCTTCTATTCGTGGTATAGCAGACTTTGTAGACTCTGGTGTAACGGAAACACCTGATGCACAGAACCTTGAGATGTACCAGCGAATGCGTAGTGAAGGTAACTACGGTGCATTTGCTGCACGTATGGCAGGTGAATTACTAGATCCTGTTACAGCCCCTGCTGCAGTGCTCAAAGTTTTAAAAGCAGGTAATGTAGTCAAAGAGTTAATGCTACGTGGTGCTGCTGCTGGTGGTTTTAGTGGTGTAATACAGCCAGTCTTTGAAGAGTTTGGTGATAGTCGTCTATTCAACACAGCTGCTGGTGTTACATTAGGTACAGGTATTGGTGCTGCATTAGGGACAGTAGCACGTAAGTTAGGGTATGGTAGTGCTGACGACATGGCTAAGGCTATGCAGGACATGTCACCTGAAGATGCAGCTAAGTTAGAAGAATCTGTCAAAGCTGAAGTACTTAAACTTGAATCCCCTCAAGCAATGGACGCACGTAAAGCTGAAGAAGGTTTTGCTGAGCGTGCTGAACAGATGACTAAGGATGCACAGCTTGAAGAGATCCGCAGAGCAGGTGATGAAGCTGGCGAAGAGATTCGTGCTACTCAACAGACTCAAACCAAGACAGCAGAAGAAGACGCTACTCAGCAGGAGTTACTACGTCTTGCTACCGAAGGTCAGCGTAACCGTCTAGCCACACAAGAGTATGAGGCTAACATTCAGAAAGCTGTTAAAGAACTAGAAGAGGATGTAGCTACTCTACCTAGTCGTGGTGTTGTTAAGAAGTTTGAAGCTCGTGCTAAGAATGTACAAGCAGACATTAAGAAGCTAGACACTAAGCTAGATAACTTAATGAAGGCACGTAAAGCACTGGATGATTCTAAGACTGCACCTAAAGCTAAACGTGCTCGCCTAAAAACTATTGATACAGAAATTAATAGAGTTACGAATGAGCGTGACGGTATTGAAGCATCGTTCAATAAACGTGAAGGACGAATGCTCACTGAGATTAATGCACTGAAGGATGCACGTACTCAGTTAAATGACTACTACAACAAAGGGATTGTACCTGAACTTGTACGTAACAAAGTAGGTGAACCTCCTCGTCCTGTTGAGCGAGTAGAGCAGACTGCTCCTGTACGACAAGAAGCACCTGCACCAGAGCAGCAACCACTGCAGATGTTCCCTGAAGGTATGGCTCAAGCTGGTGCACCTGTACCACCTCCTGCAGCTAGGCAAGTAGAGCGTTTAGGTGAATTTAATGATAGCGGTACAGGTGTACAGCGTGTGGTTGTACCTGCAGATAGCGCAAGAGCAGCTCAAGCACAGGCTATTCAACCTCCTGTAAGCCCGTCTCAGCCACGTTCTCCTGTTCCTAGTGCTACCCCACAGGGTACTCCACAAGTAGCTGATAAGAGTGCTGCAGGACGTGGAGTAGAGAATGTACTTGGTGCTTTGTCTACTAGTATTGCACGTTATGCACCAGAGATAGTACAAGCACTGCGTAAGTATGAGTCTGTTGTTATGGATAAGGTGGCTAAGTACACCAACCCAACAGAACCATTCTTTAAATCTGTGAATAAACTATCACCAGAGATGCGTCAGACATTGAAGGGTCATCTATATAGTGGACGTTTTAAAGAAGCTGAAGCAATGATGAACCCAGATATGGTAAAGCAGTTCCGTGCTATACGTAGTGATCTGGATAAGATACATGCAGAGTTACGTTCAGCAGGTATTGATGTTCAACGTCTTGATAACTACTTCCCTCGTAAGGTGAAGGATGTACGTGGACTGCGAGACAAACTAGGTAGGGAGCATACGGATAAGTTTACTAAAGCACTACGTGATGCTGTAGCTAAGAATGATAATAAACCACTTAGCCCAGAACAAGAAGAAGAAGTTATTAACAAGGTGGTGCGTGATGTGTATCGTCCTAAAGACCCTACACGGAGAGGTAACGTAGCTCAGCGTACATTGATAGGTGACTTACCTGATGAGTTGCTACCGTTCTATCATGAACCACAGACTGCACTGACACTGTACCACCGTAACATGGTAGAGATGGCAGAGAAGGCTAAGTTCTTTGGACGTAACAAGCAGGTTACTGATGAGAATAAACTAGATACTGCAGCGTCAATCGGCTCAACCATCAATGACCTCCGCATTCAGCGTAACCTGACACCATCGCAGGTAGATGATCTTACTCGTGCATTGACTGCTAGGTTTACAACAGGTGAACAAGCTCCTGCTACAATAACTCGTTGGACTAGGGACTGGGGTTACATCGGTACGATTGGTAACGTAGTATCTGCAATCACCAACTTAGGTGACTTAGGTACATCAGGGGCACTGCATGGTTTTATCCCTACAATGCAAGCAGCGTTTGGCGGTAAAGCAAACAAGTATAAAACTATTGAGATGGGCATAGACCATACCATTGCTCATGAGTTGCAAGACACAACAAAGACAGCTAAGGCTTTGCAAAGTATCTTCAAGTACTCAGGCTTCCGTGGTGTAGATCGGTTTGGTAAAGAAACCATCATGAATGCAGCGATGCGTAAGAATGAGAAGTTAGCTAAGTCGGATGCAGGTAAAGAAGCACTGCGTAAAAAGTGGGGTAAGTTCTTTGGTGATGAGACTGAAGGACTAATCAATGACTTGGAGAAAGGTAACATATCGCCTAACACCAAGCTCTTAGCATTCCATGAACTGTCAGACATGCAGCCTATCTCCTTATCAGAGATGCCCTTGGTGTACCTTGAGAATCCTAATGGTCGTATCTTCTACATGCTCAAGTCATTCACATTGAAGCAGCTGGACATTGTACGCAGGAACGTGGTGCAGGAAGCAGCTAAAGGTAATGTGTTCAAAGCATCTAAGAACATGGCATTGATTGCTGGTTACTTAGCAGCAGCTAACACATCTACTCAGGTTGTTAAAGACTGGATACAAGGACGAGACATAGAACCAGAGATGATACCTGATCAGGCAATGTGGAATGTCTTGGGTGTATTCGGTGTAAACAAGTATGTGTCTGATCGTTACCTTGCACAGGGTGATGTTAAGGGTGCATTGATTAACACTGTGTTCCCTGCTATGCCTATTTTTGATAGTGCAGGTAAGTTGACACGAGAAGGTGTTAAGGCACTGGAAGGTGAAGACTACAACTTAGCTAAAGCTAGTCGTGCATTGCCTATAGTCGGTCCTCTTATCTATAACTGGTTTGGTGGAGCTAACGAGAACTACAACAAACGTCTTGCAGGTGATATGAAAGACAAACGAATGGAAGAAGCTAAGCAGAAATACATTGAACGATTTGGAGGTCAGTGATGCCAGCTAAGAAAAAGGATAGTAGACTAGAACGTGCAGGTGTAGACGGTTATAACAAACCTAAGCGTACACCTAATCATCCTACTAAATCTCATGTCGTTGTGGCTAAGGAAGGAGATAAGGTCAAGACAATCCGCTTTGGTGAGCAAGGTGCTAAGACAGCAGGTAAACCAAAGGCAGGAGAGTCTGAGAAGATGAAGAAAAAGCGTGCCTCGTTTAAAGCAAGACACGCCAAGAACATTAAGAAGGGTAAAATGTCTGCTGCTTACTGGGCAGACAA